TTGTTTGAAGAGCCATACGCTGATTACAGCTTCCCTATCATCAAGCAAGACTACCTATGGGCCCCATTTGGCTACTACGGAATCGGCATTGCTGAGCTCTTAGTTACTCATCAAAAAGAGCTAGATGCCCTTGTTGAGTACAGGCAACAGTGTCTTAAGCGTGGTGCTAACCCCCGCACCTATGTTGAACGTGCTTCTAAGGTGTCCCCCAACCAACTCACCAACAGCCCAAACACCATTGTTGAATACTCTGGTGTTAGACCTGTGCAGGAAGTGGCCCCGCCATATGCCGACACACTCGCACGGGACATTGAGGACATATTCCAGAAAGCCTACCAAGAGGTGGGCATCTCTCAGCTTGCAGCATCATCTAGTAAGCCCGCTGGTCTCAATTCAGGCAAAGCGCTTAGAGAATTCTCTGATATTGAATCAGAGCGCTTCCAGATTGCAGGCCAGAATAGACAACATGCACACCTGGATATTGCTCGGGCAATCATCAGAGAAGTTAAGCGCGTTAATCAACTCATTAAGACAAGTCCTGAGTATAAGAAGGCAGACGCGAGCTTTATGACCTACGACAAAGAGTTGGGTCTTGAATCGTTTAAGCTGACAGACCTTGAGCTCCTTGAGGATGAGTACATCATCCAGATGCACAACACCTCGATGTTCCCAAATAAGCCAGAGGGTCAACTTGAGTTTGCTCAGGAGCTTGCTAGCGCTGGTCTCATTGACCAACAGGAGGCCCTAGAGCTTCTTGACTTCCCAGACACAAGCTCTGTCATCAATCGCAATCTAGCTGGCAACAGATTCTCACGGCAGTCTGTTGAAAAGATGTTGGATGATGGCATCTACACGACTCCTGACCCTTATGAGGACCACGCACGTAATTACACCACAGCTCAAAAGTATTACCTGCAGGCTAAGCTGAAAGGATACGGAGAAGAGAAGCTCAGTCTCTTAAGACGCTACATGGATGCCAACATTGCCATGATTCAGAAGAAGCAAGCTGAGCAGATGGTAATGCAGGCACAGGCCCAGATGGGCATGCAGCCACAGGGGCAGGCTCAAGGAGTGACACAGACGAATGAGGTCGTTCAATGACCTACAAAATTACGATGCGCAAGCCTTCGGAGCTTGTGCCATATGCGAAGAACTCACGTACACACAGCGCCGAGCAAGTCAAGCAGGTGATGCGTAGCATTGAAGAGTTTGGCTTTACGAACCCGATCCTGACGCATGGAAAAACCATAATTGCTGGTCACTGTCGTCTTGAAGCAGCAAAGAAGCTTGGATACACAGAGGTCCCAACTATTGCTCTCGATGGTCTGACAAAAGAGCAAGCTCGCGCCTACGTCATCGCAGACAATAAACTTGCGCTCAATGCTGGCTGGGACGACGGCATTTTGAAGGACGAAATCGAGAGTCTGATTAGCGTTGATTACGCTATAGACTTGCTTGGGTTTACCGACGAAGAACTGAAGGATCTCGGTGTAGGAGTTGAAGAACCTGAAAAGCATTCAGGTGATCCTGACGAAGTCCCAGAGGTGCCCCAGAACATTCATGGCGTGAAGCGTGGTGACGTATGGCAGCTCGGTGATCACCGTCTCATGTGCGGAGACTCGACAAGCGCTGATGACGTCGCGAGGCTCATGGATGGCGAGAAAGCCGATATGGTGTTTACTGATCCGCCTTATCAACTTGATATTGAAGATGTGAATTGTGCTTTAATTCTGAGTAAAGTGAGCCACATTGTTTTGATATGCACATTTAAGCAAGCGGCAGAATTATATTCTTTGCGTTCGTTTGATTTTCGTTTCGACTTCGTTATCAATGCGCACATTCCTAAGTCTTTCATGAATCAAAAGCAGCCTTACTACACGCATCAAACGGGCGTCTATTTTTCTGAGAAAGATGCTGACACTATTTTTGACTGCAATAATGCGATAGGTGTCAGATCAGAAAAAGCTTACTGGCATACAATCATTGATGCACCTAGGAACACTCAAGATAAGCACGGGCACGCAAAAAACATACAGGGATTGATTGATGTGTTGAGCGGGTTCACTGCTAAGACTGTTATCGATATGTTTTCAGGCTCAGGCTCGACACTGATCGCCTGCGAGAAGACAGGCAGACGGTGCTACGGCATGGAGCTAGACGAACATTACTGCTCGGTCATCATCGAACGCTGGCAACAGTTTACAAACAAAAAAGCAATCCGTCTTGAAGGAGAATGAAATGGAAATCAGCTCAATGCAGGCAAACACAACTCCACTAGCCGCAATCGGCCAGCAGCAGACTCAATCACCGGGACAGACAGATGGGCAGGCCCAAGAGCAAGAAGATTTGAGCAGCAAATACGACAAAAAATTGGCAGAGCTCACAAGCAAGTTTGACGGCCTCTCCCGGAGAGAGAGGATGCTCCTACAAAAGGAAAGGGAGATTCAGGAAAAGTCTTCTCATGTTGAACAGTATGAGAACCTCAAAGAGCTCGCAAAGAAAAGCCCTGCACAGCTTCTTGAAAAGTTTGGTATCACCTACGACCAACTCACAGACTACTATGCTAGTCAGACACCTGAGGATGAGACCTCCCGAACGGTTGGCAGTTTGAAGCAAGAACTAGCCGAACTGAAGAAACAGATGGAAGTGCAGAAGACGGAAGGTCAGGCCAAAGAGATTGCCAAGGTGAGAGAGCAAAAGCTAGAAGCGCTCAAAAATCTTGCAAACAAGGATGACTCACCTTATGGTTTAATCAGTCAATTTGGTAGCTATGAGGACGTGCTCATCTACATGGGTCAGCACTATCAGGCTACAGGCGAGATTCTCGACGACCAAACAGCCATGGAAGCAGTCGAGAAGCAGCTAGAGGAGAACCTCAAAGTCCTTGCGAAGTCCAATAAGGTCCGCAAGCTACTTGGGTTCGACCAAGCAATCTCGTCTCCAGAGGTCCAAAGTCACAAATCAATCACGCTCAGTAATAATTTTGGCTCAGAGGCACCGAGAACTCAGGACACACGTGGACTATCTGAAGCACAGCTTTTTGAGCTTGCGCTACAGCAGATGCCAGACCTGAAGTGACTCGGGCCTCCTTAAGGAGATGCGATGTCACTTGACTTGACCAGTTTTGCCCCCGTACTCAAGACGTACTACCCACCAGACAAGATCGAAAAGATGATCTACCAAGATCGTCCTTTGCTTGCGATGTTGCCAAAAGACGAAGGTTTTTATGGAGACAGCTCTAAAGAGACCACAATGTACGGCAACCCACAGAATATTTCTGCCACCTTTGCAGACGCTCAAGGACAGTCAGCTACCTCTAAGTATGCTGCTTTTATCCTTACACGCGCTAAAAAGTATGGCTTTGGCTTTGTAGACAATGAGACCATCAAGGCATCCCAGAATGACAAGGGTGCTTTCCTTCGCGCTCTTACAGAAGAAATGGACAACGCCATCGAAGGTGTTGCTCAGGCTCTTGCTGTTGACGCAGCTCGGGATGGCTCGGGTGCTCTTGGAAGGCGAGCTTCCGCTTCGACGAACGTGATCACTCTGACTAACCCAGAGGACACACGTAACTTTGAAGTTGGCATGACTGTAGAAGCATCTGCTACTAAGTCAGGCGGCGCTCTCCGCACTGGTTCAACAACTGTTGCAGCTGTTGACTCTGTTGCTGGAACCATCACGCTGACTTCCGCAGCCGCTATTATCTCCTTTGCTAATAACGACTACCTCTACAGGGAAGGCGACTACGACGCTTGTATGAGCGGCTTCCAAGCTTGGATCCCTTATGACAACCGTGCTTCGCTCATTGCAGCTAGCTACTTTGGCGTGACTCGCTCTAGCAATCCTACACGGCTTGCTGGTGTTGCCTCTGACCTCTCTGCTCTCCCAATTGAGCAAGCAGTGAGCCGGGCAGTGACTCTTGTTGAAGCAGAAGGCGGCCGCCCTGACTACGGCTTCATGAACTTTGAAGACTTTGAAGACCTGCGCAATGCGCTGGGAAGCAAGGTTTACTACAATGAAGTGACCACCTCGGCATCCCAAACCAAGTACGGATCGATCGGCTTCTCCGGTATCCGTATTCACGGCTCTAACGGGATTGTCACAGTGCTTGCCGATAGAACCATTCCCCCAGGACGGTTCTTCTTGATGACAAGCCGAAGCTGGAAGCTCAGGAGCCTTGGGCCCCTAATCGACGTGTTTGACACCGATAGCCTTCCGTTCTTGCGTCAGGCATCTGCAGATGGTGTTGAGATTCGATTGACAAGCTACGGCAACCTAGTGTGCCGAGGTCCTGCATATAACGGTCAGTTTGTCCTTCGTACTTAATAGCAAAGGGGTAACGCGATGGCGGTAAAGTCTTACTTTAAGCGCGGCCCCATCTTGGCAATTGAGCAGGGCCCTACGGCCCTGTATGCCAAGCTGACGGTCGGGTCTACAGGCGCAGTGTCAGCAACAGCAGG